CAGTGTGTTAGAGAACAAAACGTATTTTTAGAAAATTTAATGAGTCTATCTTTTGATGCTAGACGTAACGAAGTTAAATTAAAAAGACTACAAGAAAAATTAAAAACAGAAGAAGATCCATTAAAAAAAGAACTACTTCAAATAGATATAGATGAAAAAACTTATTCGGTTGCTAACATGCAGTTAGTGGCACGTGACAGGATGAGAGAAATTAAACTATGGTCAACTCTTAAAAAAGAATTTGATGATGGTTCATTTGATACACAAGATGTTAATAGACATCAATTAGATTCATACCATATGATTATGAAAAACAAAGCAGAGACATTGACATCAGGCTCAAGTCAGCCAGAAGTGTTTAATGTACTTGGACAATTACAAACTATAGAAAGAGTTAAAAAATCAGGAGAAATGATTTACAACAAGAAAGAACAATTGACCAATGACCTCGGAGCCAAAGAAAAATAAACAACTTTTATTTTTAGTAGCACAACCTAGATCAGGTAATACTTTGTTTGCAAGTATTATGAACCAAAACCCTGAGATAGCTGCAACACCCAACTCTATTACATTAGAGATAATGAAAGACTTACATTTGTTAAAACAAACTGATGTATTTTTAAATTACCCAAATCATAAGTCATTAGATAATGTTTTAGATATTGTATATGATACTTACTATAAAGATTGGCCACAACGAATAATTATTGATCGTGGTCCAGTAATGACACCCGGCAATTTTGCATTAATGCAAAAACATTTTAAACGTCCTTTTAAATGTATTGTGTTACTTAGAGATTTAATGGACGTGTTAGCTAGTTACATGCAGTGGTACACAGAAAATTCTGATGCATTTCCTAATAGATACAATTGTAAAAACGATGAAGAAAAATTAATGATGATTATGAATAAAGACGGAGCTGTTGCAAAAGATCTAGAGGCTATTAAGAATGCTTATCAACATTCAAATATATGTCACTTTGTAAAATACGATGACATGGTTGAAAATCCAGAACAAGAGTTTAGAAAAATATATAAGTTCATGGGTGAGACTTATTTTAATCATAGATTTGATAATGTAGATCAAGTCAATGTAAATGGTTTATCTTACGATGATAAAATAGTTGGTAGTAATATGCATAAACTATTTGATGGACCTGTAAGAAAAGTATACAACCCTTACATAGAAAAAATTCCAGAAAGGATAAGACAGAAATATGGACACATTAGATTTTAGTTTTATATTTTTAGGCCAGTCGGTATTAAAATATCAAGTACCTCTTGATGTATATAATACTATCAACCATATTTATGAAACTAAATACCCTGAATTAAAACCTGCTAACAAACAACTAGTTGGTAAGATTGAAAAAGAACACAGTTTATTTTTTAATGGTGAAGATAGTCCAAAGATGACTAGACATAACCATTTACCTGATAACGTATTGGGATGGTTTGAATCAAAGTTTAAACATTATTTAAATTGGAATAAAACAAAAGAATACAAATTACATTTAAATTCTATTTGGGTTAACACTATGTTTCAACATGAATACAATCCAGTGCACGTGCACCAAGGATCATTGTTTACAGGTCTATCCTCTGTTATGATTTTAAAATTACCTGAGTCTTACGGTGTAGAATATTCTGCAGCTGATGCACCACAAAATGGTAGATTACAAATACTAGGTTCAGCTAACGGACATTTTGCAAATGTAGATTATCAACCAAATATTAAAGAAAGAGATTTTTATATCTTTCCATATGACATGAGACATTGCGTTTATCCATTTAATGGACCAGGACATAGAAGAACACTTGCTGCAAATATGGATGTTGAATATAACCCAATTCAAAATAGAGGAGTAAGTTAATGTACGAAAACAGACATATATCAGAGCCTAAATGGAAAAGTTGGATAATTCAAACAACTACACCATTGTTTACACCTGAACAATGTAGACAAATAATAGAATGTGGTAGAAGACAAAAACCACAAGAAGCACAAGTTGGTATGGGTAAACCAGGAGGAGGTACAGATACTAAAAAAAGAGTAACTACAATTAGTTGGATACCTTTTAAAGAAATGGAACCCATGTATCGTGATCTTAATAACTTTATACAAAAAGCAAATGAAAATCATTTTGGTTTTGGTGATATACAAGTAACAGAAAATGCGCAGTTTACAGAATATCCAGAAGGTGGGTTTTATGATTGGCATATGGATTGTGATGTAAACATGCAACACGAACCACCTGTTAGAAAAATATCAATGACATTACTACTTAACGATCCATCAGAGTTTGAAGGTGGACATTTAGAACTAATGGCACCAGGTAAATTTGCAGAACTTAAACAAGGTCATGCAATTATATTTGCATCATTTTTAAATCATAGAGTTAATCCTGTAACTAAAGGAATAAGACAATCTTTGGTTTGTTGGTTTGGAGGTAAACCATTTAGATGATTGCTGAAGGATTTTTTCCAACTCTTATATTTGCTGAAGATGTCAAACTAGATAATCAACAACTAGCTAATGATATTGTTGCTTGGTCTAAACAAGACAAAGGTGTAAAAAAAACAAATATGAATGGTTGGCATAGTCAAACTAATATGCATGAAATGCCACAATTTAAATTATTGGTAGATGAGTTATTTAAAATGCAACATGAAATATACAAACAAGAATGGTTAGACAGACAACCAAAAATTGGTAATATGTGGGCTAACATAAATTATCCTGGTGGATATAACAGACCTCACATACACCCTAACAGTTTATATAGTGGTGTGTATTATGTAAAGACGCCACCTAATTGTGGTAAAATAGTTTTTAATGATCCAAGACCAGGAATACAAACAAACATGCCTGCAAGAGTTAAAGGTCAACCACCAAAACATTTATGGAGAGAGGTGCATTTAGATACTGTTGAAGGTAGAATAATTATGTTTCCTGCTTGGTTGTGGCATTGTGTTGAACCTAATGAATCAAATGATATAAGAATATCAGTAAGTTTTAATTTTATACAAGATGGCTTTTAATAAATATCAAGTAATCAAAAAAGCAATTAGTTATGAGTTAGCTAATTTTATATTTAATTATTTTCTTCTTAAACGTGATGCAGTTGCATGGATGTATCAAAACAATATTACCTATGACACCGGTATGTTAGGCACATGGACAGATCAACAGGTTCCAAACACTTACTCTCATTATGCAGATCCTGTAATGGAAACTTTACTTGTTAAAGTATTACCGGTAATGCAAAAAGAAACTGGTCTAAATCTATGTCCTACTTATTCTTACGCTAGATTATATAAAAACGGTGATGAATTAAAAAGACACAAAGATAGACCTAGTTGTGAGATATCTACTACCATAAACCTAGGAGGTGATCCTTGGCCAATTTTTATAGATGGCACGGGAGCTGATAATGTAATAGATGAATACAAAAATATACACAAACCTAATGCTCCAGAAGGCACAAAAGTCCTGCTTGAAGTAGGCGATATGCTAGTATATAGTGGATGTGAATTAGAGCATTGGAGAGAACCTTTTAAAGGAACTACTTGCGGACAAGTGTTTCTTCATTATAACCATGTAAATGGTCCTTTTGCTGAAAAGAACAGGTTCGACAAAAGGCCGATGTTAGGTGTTCCACCAATAAGGAATACATAAATGGAGTTATATGTTACAAAAATTAGGATTTGCACCAGGGTTCAACAAACAGGTTACAGAGACCGGGGCTGAGGGACAATGGTTTGATGGCGACAACGTTCGTTTTAGATATGGTTCTCCAGAAAAAATAGGTGGTTGGGCACAGTTAGGTTCTACTAATTTAACAGGTGCGGGAAGAGCAATACATCATTGGGATGATAATGCTGGAATTAAATATGCTGCAATAGGAACTAACAGAATTTTATACATATATTCTGGTGGTACTTATTATGACATTCATCCTATACGTACTACAATTACCGGCGCTAATTTTACAAGTTCATCTGGAACTCCTACTGTTACAGTTACAGTAGGTTCTGCTCATGGACTGCAAGACAACGACATTGTTTTATTTGACAGTGTAGCTGGTTTAAGTGGTTCAACGTTTACAAATGCAACCTTTGAAGATGTTAAGTTTATGGTAACGTCTGTTCCAACCACTACTACATTTACTATTACAATGGCATCTAATGAAACAGGCACACCTTTAAGCACTGCTGGATCTGCATCAGTTTTAATTTATGAAACTGTTGGACCATCACAACAACTTGGTGGATTGGGTTGGGGTACGGGTTTATGGTCTGGTACTTCTCCAGGCGCTCCGACAACAACGTTGGCTACAGCTTTAACAGACACTATAACAACTACTGTAGTTCTTTCTAACTCATCAGGTTTTGCATCATCTGGAGAAATTAGAATAGGAAATGAAGATATAAGTTTTACAAATAATAACACTACATCAAATACTTTAAGCGGAGGTTCTCGTGGTGTAAATGGCACTACAAAATCAACACACAGTTCTGGCGCTACTGTTTCGGACATTACAAATTTTACTGGATGGGGAGATCCAAACAACAGTGACCTTACTATTGATCCAGGATTATGGGTTTTAGATAATTTTGGTACAACTTTAATTGCTCTTATTTACAACGGCAAATGTTTTAAGTGGGATGCATCTGCAGCTAATCCAACAGCAACAAGAGCAACAGTGTTGGCAAACGCTCCGACTGCATCACGTCACGTGTTAGTATCTACACCAGACAGACACTTAGTATTTTTTGGAACAGAAACAACGGTTGGAACATCAACAACTAAAGATGATATGTTTATACGTTTTTCTTCTCAAGAAAGTATTGATCAAACCGATTCTTACACAGTAAGAGCTAACAATACTGCGGGTACACAAAGACTTGCAGATGGATCAAAAATTATGGGAGCGATTAAAGGTAGGGATGCTATCTATGTATGGACAGACACTGCACTATTTTTAATGAAATTTGTAGGTCAACCTTTTACATTCTCATTTGAACAAGTAGGAACTAACTGCGGATTGTTTGGTAAAAATGCTTGTATAGAAGTTGACGGTACAGCATATTGGATGTCAGAGAATGGTTTCTTTCAATACGATGGTCAATTAAAATCAATGCCATGTCTTGTAGAAGACGATGTTTATGATGACATAAACGCTACTTCTAGAGATCTTATTAATGCAGGTTTAAATAATTTGTTTGGTGAAATTAGTTGGTTTTATTGTACATCAGGGTCAGATCAAATTAATAGAGTAGTTACTTACAATTATTTAGACTCATCACCTAAGCGTCCTATATGGACAACGGGTAGTTTACCTAGAGCAGCGTGGCAAGATTCTGCAGTTTTTGATAGA